CAGACAGATTTTAAGTATGATGATGAGAAAAACGGTATCTATGAATTTATGAGAATTATTGAACGATTAAATGATTTTAATATAGTTCATTTTGGATGGGAAGATATTGTAAGATCTGATTTTGTAAGAGATTATATTATGACAAAGGAGATGCTAAATGGTTAGTGTATTAGCTAAAGCAAAATTTCCAGGATTTGAAATGGAAGTTCGCAATCACGAATTTCATCTAGAACCAGAATTTGCAGATGAATTAAGAGAATATGTTTCTGATTTTAAAGATAAGCCTTGGGATTCATATAATCTTTTTGATGAAGATGCAGATTGTATTAGAAAGCTAGCTGAAATAATTCATAATGAAGTTTCTCAATTTAATCATAATGCAGAAAAAAGATACGATCTTTATATCAATGGATGGGTAAATGTATTATGGAAATGGGATTCAATTAAACCTCATTGGCATAGTGCTGAAAAAAATAGCTATTATTCTTGTAATATATCACTCGATAATTATGAAAGCAAAACTCTATTTTATCCTCCATGGGGAGATAGAAATGGCCATATTATTGAAATGGAAAATAATAAAGGTCAAGGTTGGTTTTTTCCTGCATGGTTATGGCATGAAGTACCAACCATTCAAGACGAAGAAAGATTTACAATTGGATTAGATGTTCATACTAGAGATGCTTATATTAAGCGAGATGAAGATGCACCTATAAATAGAAGTAGAGTATTACATGAGATTTATACATGAAAAAATTGATCTTGGATATGATGATCTGGATGCAGAAACATTACCATCAGGCAGAGTCTATCATACTCCTGATGGTGATTATCCTAGCATCACAACGGTTCTCTCTATTCTGACCGAAGAAGCTATTTCGAAATGGCGTAAACGTGTTGGAGAGGAAGAAGCAAATCGTGTAGGTGGGCGGGCCGCCGCACGCGGAACACAAGTTCATGCTATCATAGAAAGGTATCTCAAAAATGAAGACACAACAGATTATCTCCCACATATTAGACAAAGTCTTGAAAACGTCAGGCCAATTCTTGATCGATCTATCGGAAAAATCTTTCACCTCGAAGCTCCTCTTTATAGTAGGCATCTTGGTCTTGCTGGTCGCGTTGATTGCGTAGCAGAATTTGATGGTGTTCCATCAATCGTAGACTTTAAAACAAGTAAACGTGTAAAGACAAAAGATAAGATTCATAACTATTTCTGTCAGATGGCAGCTTATGCTATTATGTGGGAAGAAAGAACTGGTATGCCAATCGTCAATACGGTTGTTGTTATGGATGTAGACGATAATGAACCATTAGTGTTCAAAGAGCATAGGGATAATTGGACTTCTTTACTTCTTGATACTATAAAAGAATATAATAGAAGAAAATTATTCCATTAAAATTTAAATTAAAGAAAATTATTTCACAAAAAAGTGAAAAAAAGCATGTACATTGCTTTCATACTGGTGTAGGATGTATATATCAAATGAAGGAGAAAGCAATGTCAAGAATAGTACACCTCGATGATGGTACAGCAATCAAATCAGACGTAATCGAATGTTTTGATCTAGCTGTTAAAGACGAATTCAACACTCGTGACGGTGTTGGTACAACAAGCTTTTGGAATTTTGTAGAGTCAGACATGTATATGGGTCTTCGTCTCTTCTACAATTCTGAGTACATTGACGCTTGCTTCGAAAAACTTGCAGATATCTTTGAAGGAGAACTTGTATAATGCAAACATATGACGAACGTATGGCAATGATTCGTGAAGCTGCCGCTAAATTCAATAAAAAGGTAAAGCGTAACAATACTGCACGTCGTACCGAAACATCGTTTATGGATAAATACAACGATGATGAAAATATCAATGCGTATACCGATGCATCTAAATACGCCAAAGAATACTATGGCGAAGTGATGTACGAAACTACGAGGTTTGATAATGATTGGGATTAATGAAATCTTTTGGGGAATGATCATTGGATTATTAATGATCGCAATTGATGATTGGTTTATACCAGGAGGATTGTACTAATGAGAGTGGTCCACTATGTAGGATTCAGAGGTGACGAATATGTTCGTGCACATCGCATCTTCGGTGGACCAGTTATGATTCACAAAGATTATGACGATCGTGTATTCACTGAAGTTGGTGATAGTGACGTCGTTATCTTTGGTCCAAAATATAAAAAAGTCCCATACGTATGGGATGCCAGCGGAGATATGTAATGTCTATGCACATGATTCGTGGCATTCAAGTCCACGGAAATTCTTCTAAGAAGAAAAAGAAAAAAACTAAAGGGATCTTGGCCGAAGAAGAAAAAATGGCCAAGCTCCTCAAACGAGTTGGTTACAAAGGAGGTGGAGATTATCGTGCGCCAATACCGTCTTATTCAGAAGATCGTCCAACAGTCAAGACGTCGGACACAATACCAGGTTATTCGCCGAAATCCAAAGCTAACCAGTACACCGGTGATTATATCATCGGAATTGGAACCATGCACAAATCAAACATGGTCCCAATCACCAACAAAAAAGACGCAGAAGCAATTTCTCAAATGAGAAGAAATTAATTTTAAAAAATGCGTTTTAAGCATGTACATTGCTGGGAAACTGTGGTAGAATATACCTAGAATTAGAGGAGAATGTAATGGCTAAAATGGCAAAGCGTAAAGTAAAAGCAAAAGTTCCTGCACGTCGCAGAACTGGTGTATCACTAATTCCTGTGGAGAAAGGTTGGGTAGCATGCCAATCTTATTTTCATGGTGAAATGGAAAAGAAAGATCTTTCATCTAGCTTGAAGACTTGGATCAAAGCCAATTATAGTAAAGCTGATCAAAAGAAAATCTTTGCGAATCCTTCGTATGCTTTCGAAATGTACACTCACTATAGTTGTACAGCATTTTGGCTTACATCTAATCTACCTACAGATGAACACCCCATTCCGAATTATGTCAGCGGTCTGAAAAGATATGTTGGTGAATTAATCGAACGTGGTGTTGCTTTACTTGCTGAGAAGAAACAGCGAGAAAAAGAAGAATCGAATATCGTAGTATTATCACCTCAACAGCGTTTGCAAAAAAAGATTGGTAATACTATTATGCAAGATCTATTGACATTGGAAGATGAATGGATTGAGGGTGAAAAAACCACTCTTGATGTATATCAACAATTTCAACGTCATGGATTGTCGGGCTCTGCTGTGAAGCAAGTTCGACAGGTGATTGAGGGCTGGTTACTAGATTATGAGGATGCTTACCACAAACGTTGTCCTCAGGCTGTGGAAGGTTATTCACATTTGAAAAAACCAGAACTCAATCGCCGTATTAAGGCATGTCAAGACATGCTATCGGATCTGGACAGGATCAAGTCTGCTGCTAAGGCTACACGTGCCGTTCGTATCAAAAAGCCTGTGGCTGCAGATAAGCAAATCGCTCGTATTCAATATTGTAATGCGAATAAAGAGTTTAAGTTGCAATCAATTAATCCAATCATGATTATTGGTAAACAACGTCTCTTTACGTTCAACGTGAAATATCGGATCCTTACAGAATATCTTACTCAGTCAGCCAATGGATTTTCAATCAAAGGCACTACACTTCAAGGTGTAGACTTCGAACAATCGAGACAGACTCGACTTCGTAAACCTGATGAATTCCTATCGGTTGTACTGAGTAAGACTCCGAACCAGATCGATAAAGAGTTTAAGTCGCTTACTACAAAAGTGACATGTCCTACTAACAGTCGAATTAATAAGGAGACTATATTGTTGAGAGTGTTTGATAAGTGATAGAAGAAAACTTTTTAACTAAATCAAAATTCACAAAGCTGGTTGAAAAGACCGTATCTGAAAAAGAACTTTCGTATATGGATGCTATTCTTTGGCTTTGTGAAAAGAATAACATAGAACCAGAAGATGTGAAGAAATTTGTGTCTTCTATTATCAAAGATAAAGTTGAAGCTGAAGCAATGAAGTTAAATTTTTTGCCTCGGCAGAACGATTTAGATAGTTTTATGTGATATATACTATGTACCATTTCTTAAAAATTTGGTATAATATTTCAGTTAATATTTCAGTTTATACGAGGTAAATATGTCTTTCGAAAATCTAAAACGTAATAGAGATCAGATCTCTAAACTAGTATCAGCCGCAGAAAAAGTTGGCGGTGGAAATACAGAAACCAAATCCTATGTAGATGAACGAATTTGGAAACCAACAGTAGATAAAGCTGGTAATGGTTATGCTGTTCTTCGTTTTCTGCCAGCTCCTGAAGGTGAAGATCTTCCATGGGTTCGATATTGGGATCATGGTTTTAAAGGCCCAACAGGTCTTTG